GGAGGGTCCCGTAGGCCGCGGTGCGCCCGCGCCGCGCCGCGGCAGCGCCGCCCGCGCGGTCGCTCGCGGCCTGGACCTCGTAGCCCCAGGCCTCGCGCGCCGCGTTGTTCTTCACGGTCTCGGCATCGAGCGTCCCCATCATCGCGGCGTCGGAGATCACCTCGAGGGGCGCGCCGCTCTGCAGGTCGGCACCGGAGCCAGCCAGGGACGCCCGGGCGAGCCCGCGCTCCTGGCCGGCCTTCATCCGCTGGACGCCCACCGCGATCGCGCCGCGCTGGAGGGCGAGGGACGCCTGGTCGTCCTGCGTCTTCGCGCTCTGCTCGGCGAGGCTCTGCTCGTACTGGCCTTCCTGGTTCGCCTTGTAGGCGCCATACGCGGCGCCGGCGACGGCGACGGTTGCGGCGGCGATGGTGAACGGCTCGCACATGATCAGGGCCTCCGGAGGTGGATCCGACAGAAGGGGGCGCCGCGGGGACCGAACGGCCCGGGCGCGTCGATGGTGAACCCGAGGCGCGCCGCCCAGCGGAGCGCCTGGACGTAGCGGACGTCGACCGCCTGCTCGAGCTCGCCGAAGCGGCGGACCCACAGGTCGACGACCTCGCGCGAGGCCCGGAAGAAGAGGACGGGGTGCCGGTCGACGAGGTCGCCGGTGAGGAGCCAGGGGATCGCCACCGGCGAAAGGAGGGAGCGGCGCGCCACCCCGAACAGCGCCGCGACCTCGCCGTCGATGAGGCCGGCCCAGGCCTCGCCGCCGTGCGTCGCCGACCACCGGACGGAGTCCCGCAGGGCGCCGAGAGGGTCGGAGCCGCTCGACGCGAAGACCTCGGCGCGATCGCCCGCGCGCATCCGCGCGGCGAGGGCGCGGGCGTGCTCCTCCGTGGCGGGGACGATCTGGACGCGATCAGCTTCCACCGATCTCCGCCTCCCTCGTCACGGCGAGGATCCCGCAGGGGAGCGGGTCGCGCTGGCGCAGCGCCGCCGTCCCGGCCCGGTTCCAGGTCGAGAAGACGGAGAGCGCGAGCTCCCCCGAGAAGAGCGGCAGGACGTCGGTCCCGTCCTCGACCTCGCGCTGGTCCTCCCAGGGCGTCCAGTCGGCGTCCGGGGTGGCGACGCGCCGACGGTCGCGCAGCCGCTCGGCGACCTCGATCTGGCCGCCGGAGTCCTCGAGCTCGAAGACCACGCGCCCGACGCTCTTGAGGTTCGACCGCAGGTCCCGACCCTGGACGACGAGCGGGAGGAGCTCGAGCTCGGAGACGTAGGAGAGCCCGACGTGGACGACGTCGAACCCGAGGCCCTCCGGGTCGGGGAGCTGGATCTGGCCTTCCTGGACGACAAGCGGGAGCCCCTCGTCGCCGGGCCCGTCGCGGTAGACCGCGCCGTCGACGAGGGCGACGACTGGGAGGCCCTCGAGGTGGCCGAGGTCCCCGATGGTGGCGACGTTGTCGACGGACGCGACCGCACGGAAGGTGCGCGCGGAGTCGAGGAAGATGCACTCCTTGACGTCCGGCTTCCCGAGCGCGTCGAGGGGGATCTCCCGCGACGCCATCCGCTCGATGTACCGATGCCAGGTCCCGTCGGCGAGCTGGCGCTTGACGCACAGGTACAGGCGATCCTCGGAGCCCTCCGGGATCGTCGCGACGTTCTCGATCAGCCCCGCGGTGTCGTGCCACGCCCAGGCCCACACCTCCTGATCCCGGACGTAGGTGAGGGAGAGGAGCTTCCCGTCATCGCGGACGAGCCAGGCGACGGAGTAGGGGTCCTCCTGGAAGGCCCAGTCGACGATCGTGTGGCCGCGGAAGAGGTGCTTCACCAGGAGGGAGAGGTCGGAGCCGACGAACTTCCGGCGGCCGTCGTCGAAGACGAGATCCCGGACCCCCTGCCCCTTCGCCCGCACGTAGAGGATCACGTCCGGCGGGACGAGGATCGGGTCGAGCCAGGACGAACCCGCCGACCCCTGGACCTTGAGCTCCCAGGCGTTCGGGGCGAGGACGGACCCGGTCGGCGCGCCGAGCGCCCAGATCGAGCTCTGCGTCCCGATGATGAGCTGGTCGACCCCCATCGCCCAGCGCGCCTCCTCGCGCAGCCGGCCGGCGAGCTCGAGCTCGAAGCCGTCGTCCGCGTTCGCGGGGGCGTGCCGGTCGAAGTTGTAGAAGTCCGCGACGCGCGAGAGGAGCGCCGTCGCCGGGCGCTCGAGGGTGTCGAGGAAGGTCCGGCGCTGGTCGTGGAACGCCACGATCGCGGGCTGCTCGGTCCGGAGGAGCGTCCCGTCGGGCTTGAGGACCTTGAACGGGTTGCGGCCCTGCGGCGGCGAGCTCGAGAGGTCGGGCGTCGAGCCGTCGTCGATGAAGGTGTCCGCGGTGAACTACCCGACCCACCCGAAGAAGGAGCCGCGGCCCCGGAAGACGCGCCGGCCGACGAGGCGCGAGCCCGGGACCGTCGTACCCCAGCCGCCGCGCGCCCAGAGCTTCGCCGTGCGATCGGGGTAGACGACGAAGGTATCCGGGTAGGGGTTCGTCATGAGGACCGCGGCGGGGACGACCGCGTCGGCTACCCACCACAGCGGAGATCCGGCCGGATCGTTGTTGAGGTTCGCCGCCTGGAGGGAGCGGTAGCGGGTCCCGCCGGAGGTGACGAACGCGCCGACCGGGTAGGAGATCGTGAGGTCCCAGGCGATCTCGTCCTGGAGCCACCACCCCGCGGCGCCGCCGCCCTGGGGATCGACGTTCGTGTTTCCCGGGGAGAGCGAGATCCAGGTGAGCCCGCCCTTCGTGACGACCGCGCCCTGCTCGTAGGTGAAGCCGCCGCTCCAGGCGTCCCGGCTCATGACCCCGACCGCGGTCGGCTCGAGGGGGCTCGTCTCCCACTGGAGGCCGCTCTCGTCCTCCCAGATTTCCGTGATCCTCCAGCGCCAGTCCTTCGCGAGGTGGGTCCCGTCGGCGGCGTGGATCGAGTCGGGGTGGACGTAGACCTCGCCATTCGGGACCGGGACGTCGAACGAGAGGGTCTCGAGGCGCCAGTCCTGGTGCCCGTAGCGCTTGAGCTCGCGGACGTCGTAGCCCTGGCGCGTGAGGGTGACGACGTCGCCCTGCTGGGCGTGCTTGAGCCGGGCGAGGTCGGCGGCGGCGTAGGGGGTCGCGATCTCGTAGGGGATCGCCGGGTTGACGGGATCCGCGACGTGGGCCCCGTCGACGATGAAGCGCGCGTACCCCTCGCCGAGCTCGATCTGGTAGGCCTGCCCCGCGCTCTCCGAGAAGACGAACGGGATCAGCCGGACCGGGCGGTCGCGCCCCGCGGCGGAGTCCTTCGTCTCGGCGACGTAGGGGAAGCCCGCCCGGTTGAGCGCCGCACCCTCGGGGACGGGGAGGAAGTTGTGGAGCTCGGCGACGCTGACCGCGTAGCGGGCGAGCTGGTTCCGTCCCTTCGTGCGCGAGCCGAGAATGCCGCCGGCGAAGGACTCCTGTCGGAAGGGGCTCGCCATCGCCTACCGCCCGGCGAGGAGCCGCGCGAGGCGGTCGGAGGGGTCGGAGACCGGGGAGTAGCCCTCGAGGAAGTCCGGGGGCTGGTCGGCGTTGGGCGTGGCCTGCTTCCGGACGTGGACTTGGGCGCGGCCGAGGGCGTCGAAGAAGGCGTCCCGCGCGAGCTTCGCGAGGTCGGCCTTCTTCGTCATGTAGGTGGCCGCGTGGTAGGCGAGCCAGGAGGACAGGGCGCCGGTGAACGAGGCGGAGAAGCGCGTCGGGTTCGTCACGCGCCCCGTGTAGATGAGCTCCGCGTCCTGCTGGTCGCACAGGAGGATCAGGGAGTCCGGCTCGCCGGCGAAGGGGTCGTCCTCGGCCGGCGCGTCCGGCGGGTCGCCCGCCTCGAGGCGGTAGACGATGAGGTCCTCGGCGCGGGGCTGGCGCACGCCCGGGAGGACGACCGAGATCGCGGTGAGCATGTCCGCCGGGACGGCGTAGACGAAGGCCCAGTCCGAGCGGGTGACGTTCGCGAGGGGGGCGAGGACGGCGCGGCGCCGGGCGAAGTGCCAGTCGAACGCCTCGAGGAGCTCGTCCCGGAACTGCGGGAGGAGGTCTCGCATCACCCCGACCTCGGGGCTCTTGTCCGTGGCGAGGTCCGTCGGGAGCTTCGAGGCGCCGGCCGCGGCGAGCGCCAGGCGCACGATCTCGGTGTCCGTCTTCGCCATCCGTCGTCCCTCCTACAGCAACGGCCGCCCAGGTTGCCCCGGGCGGCCGCCGTGACGCTTCCGCGGGGGAGGCCTACAGCTCCGGGTCCTTCGAGCGCTCCGGCTTCTCGTCCGGGTCCGGGGTCGCCTTCGCCTTGCGGCCCGGCTTGCCCTTCGCGCCCTTCGCCTTCTTGGTCTCGCTCGGCTTGCCCTCGGCGTCCACGTCCTCGACGCCCGGGCCCTTCGGCTCCGCCTCGGGCTGGTCGTCGTCGGGCTCCTCCTCCTCGCCCTCGCCGGCCTCGCCGCCCTCGGCCTCGAGCTCCTCGAGGAGGCGCTCCTGCTCCTCGAGCTGCTTCGCGAGCTCGACCTTCGCCTTGCGGGCCTCCTCGAGCTTCGTGAGCTTCTCGTCGGAGGTCTCCTTCTTGCCCGGCTCGATGAGCTTCCAGGCGTGCCGCGCGCGCGGCTTCATGCCGCCCGGCGCCTTCTCGTCGCGGACCCAGCCGGGCGGGAGCTCGTCGGCGGGGAGGTGGACGATCGAGCCAGGGTGGTACTGCGTCCCCTGGCGGTAGTAGGCCAGGCCGACGGGGTCAGAGGGGATCCGGTACTTCTTGAGGTCTGCCATGTGGTCTCCGGGAAGAACCGGCGGCGGGGGCGAGCTCGAGGCCCGCCTCCGCCGCCGTCAGGGGTGAGCTGCTAGACGACCTCGCCGGGCGCGGTGCCGTAGCCCATGGAGAGCGCGATCGTGATCTTGCCGGCGGTCCCGTCGTTCGTGGCGATCGTGATGATCGCCCCGAGGTAGCGCTTCGCCACCTTGTACGGCAGGCACGACGGCACCCGGAAGCGGTAGCCGGCGACGAGGTCCGCCTTCGGGATCGCCTCCGACTCGACCAGGACCACCGGGTTCACGACCAGGCCGGCGTCGTCGGAGTTGACGAGCGCGACCTTCACCGTCGAGGCGCCGGCCGCCGCGAGGTAGGTGTCGACGATCTGGCAGAGGACCTCGACGTCCTCGCCCCGGCCCGGGTCGAAGACCGGGGTCCCGAGGGGACCGGACGGCAGCGCCGCCGAGCCCCAGAGGTCGATCACGTTGGTGGAGTTGATCGCCCCGGCGGCCGCGACGAGCGTCTGGGCGTCCGACAGGATGAGCTGCTTGTCGAGCAGAGCCATGGTGTTGGCTCTCCTTTCCGAGGGGGCCGCGCCGTTAGGCGACGGCCGCCTCCGTGGAGTTGAGGGCGTCGGTGACGTGGATCGGGATGCCCATGTTGCTGGTGATCGGGCGCCCGCCGACGGTCTCGATCGTCAGGGTGCTGTTCTTGACCGCGTTCTTCGCCTGCTTGTGCAGGTAGGTCGCGACGGTCCGGTTGCAGTACCAGACGAGCCGGCCCATGTTCGGGTCCTGGATCCGGTAGTAGGCGTCGATCATCGCGTCGACGAGCTCGTCGGTGTTCGCGGCGATCTTGCCCAGGTCGATGTTCGCGATCCGGACGAGCTGGCGCGCGTCCTTCACGACGAGGCCGAAGTCCCAGCTCCAGTGCGTGACCCAGGCGCGGAACTTCTTCCCCGTCCCGTCGTCCCAGAGCTGCTTCCCCATGTCGTCGGGGACGAGGCCGCCCTGGCTGCCCTTCGGGAAGATGCCGAAGACGCTCTCCGGGCCCCAGCACACCAGCCACATGGAGGCGTTGTCGTTCCCGTCGGCGGCCGCGTTGCTCATGACGATCTGGCCGCCCCAGGCGCCGGTCGTCGAGTCGAGCCGGGGCGCGAGGCCGTGGAACTTCTCGGGGGCGGTCTTCGTCGAGTGGTAGAAGCAGCCCGTCGACAGCTCGTTGTTCATCGACTGGACGAAGGCGACGTCCTCGCCGGCCCGATAGGCCGCCTCGTTGCCGCCGAGCTTCGCCATCTTCACGTCGACGGCGCTCATGCCCTCGAGCTGGCCGCAGGACTCGTCGTACTGACCCTTGCGGCTCTTCGAGGTCGCGACGCCCTCGTTGTACCGGCGCCAGCCGATCGAGGGGAGGCCGACGCGCGTGGTCACGCGGTGCCCCGTGACGAGGTTTCCCTCCTGGACGACCATGTCCTCCAGGACGGGGTTCCGCTTCGTGAGGGACTCGACGACCTGCGCGACGCTGCCGTCGGGGTCGAGCCCCTTCATCAGGTCGAGCAGGTTCGGCAGGTCCGTGCCGATCGTTGCCATGGTGTGTTTCTCCTTGCCCGGCGGTCGCTTGGCTTAGTCGTCGTCGTCGACGTCCTCGCCCCGCTCCCGCGCGAGCTCCTTCGCCATCTTCGGGTACATGCCCTTCGTGAACTTCGCCATCGGGTCGGCGTCCTTCGCGCCCGCCTTCCCGCCTCTGACGCGCGCCGTCGTGTCGTCGTCGCGCGTCGCCTTGTCGATGCGGACCAGGGTCTTGATCAGCGCCGGATGGCTTCCCAGCCCCGTGCGCTCGAGCTCTG